GTCCCAGCCAGGCGGCAGGATACTGCGCACCACCTCTTCTTTCTCTTCAAAATCAGGCAGACCCAATTTTTCAGCGGCGTCATAATGCGTCTTTGCTGCTGACGCAAACTGCGTATTGATGCGCGTAAATTCCTGCGTTTTACGGCCCTGCTCGGCAATCGCACTGCTACGCGCGTCCTGCGCCTGCATCATCCACTCGTTCTGTGCAGCAGTGAATGCGGCCATTGCCCGATTAGTGTCGTAATCGTATTTCTCGGCCAGCGCCTGTTCCGAAAGGAAATCGGTATAGGCAGGTTGTGCCGGTAGTTTGGGCGTTACACGCAATTCCTCCGGAAGTTCGCCGCGTTGTATGGCCAGCGCCTGCTGTTCCAGCTCGCGCTGGCGCTTACGCGCAATACGGCGCGCAGCAAACTGGGCGTTAGTCTGGCGAGGTTTTGCCGGGTCTGTAGCTTTCTCATCAGCATCCAGAACGATGTCAAAACCCTGCGCCTCATGCTGTTCACCGCCGCCGGTTTCCTGATGCTCTGGCGTGCCGGTTTCGGTGATTTCAGTTTCGGGCAGGGTTGATTCTTCAGTTTCCTGAATGGTGGTGGTGTCGGTCATGGTTTTCTCTCTTACTGAGGTTGGGTCTCGCCGTCTGGCGGAAGGCTCGCACCGTTGCCGGTGGGGATGTTTTGCTGTTGCTGGTTAGCAACGTCATGCATCAGCTTCAGCGCCTCGATCACCGCGTTGCGATCAATATTTCTGGCCTGAGCCAGCTTATAAATCGTGTCTGCCTGCGCGCGCTGCGCGTCCTGCTGTGCAGTAAATGCCTTAATTTCGGTCTGCGCCGTCTCGTTCTGCGCTTTGGCTTGTTCAGCCTGCGCGGCTACCATCTGCGCCTGAGCCAGCACCATGTTCGGATCCTGCTGACCCTGCCGCTGTGACTGCGCCTCCTGCAACCAGTTCTGCTCCTCCTGCGTCTCAGGTCGTTTAAGCCCCTGAGTGACAAGTTGTTTAGTGGCAAACTCACGGGTGATTTCCGTCCCTTTGCCATCCAACATCATCAGGTATTGCAACATGAGAACGTTCCACGCCGGATGTTCCGCCGGGATGGTGGTGAGCAATTCTTTGATTTCGGCGCGCCCGGCATCGCGCATGCTCTGGAATGACGGTCCGACATCGGTGTAACACTCATAGCGCCCGCGGATATCGTTTAGCACGACAACACGCCCGGTTTGATAGTCAACGGCCTGCGACAACGTCTGCATAGTCCGCTCGCTGTTATCTTCACCTGTCACGGTGATTTCGCGCGGTACGTCATACACGTCATTAATCATCGACTGATAAATTTCGCCGTCGCGCCTGATAGCCGTTGCCAGATTATCGAGGAAGACGAACGTCTCCATGTCCGCGCGCTGGTTCAGCTGGTTTACTGTTTCAAAAGCCACTTGATTGCCGTCCACGGCAGCGGCACCGACGCCGGTGTCCGCGACCTCGCGAACCGATGCGGTTGCGGCCTCCAGCAGCAAAGCGTTTGCCTGGGGGATTTCCGGGTTATCCAGATAGCCAATCGGCTGCGCTGGTAAATCAGCTCCGCCGTCGTCTTTTCTGTTCTGCAGATAGTAGGGGTAATCATTTTCCCCCGTGTACATGTACTCATAACCCTCGATCTGCTCCGGCCAGAAAATAGGTTTTTTCTGGGGCGTGCGGCCAACGATGTCAGCATTAAACGACATGATCATATTGCGCAGGCGCTGGCCGTCTTTGGTCAGCCGGACAATGCCCTCGAATACTTCCCTGTCTTCAACAAAACCCCACTCGCCATACACCGGCACGATCGGCAGATGTTCACCGGCAATCAGCTGGCGATTTTTGAGAATGCCAGTATTGGATAGGATGGTTTTGTAAACCCTGCGTCGCGTCACCTGACGTTCAGCGATTTTTTCCATCCCGCGATCCGCCAGTTCGTCGATCACGTCCCGGATATCGCGTTTGTAATAGCTGACCGGCTCGCCCGTAATGGGATCCTGATAAATAAAAACGGTCTCTTTTTTCTCCTCGACCTCGTAATACTCACCGATGAATAGGGTGTTATCCGTTTGCCAGTCAAATACGGTCGACGTTTCAGAACGGAACGTTGGCAGCTCGTCCTCATCGAGTCCGTATTTTTCGGCGAACGATTTCCAGCCAGATTTTGTCAGCGCGCTGATTAACGTGACGTGGCGCGCGTCCGACTTGTCTATTTCTTTAGCGTTGGCATCCCAGATAACGTGGGTGCAAGCACTGTGGATGGCACGCCGGCGGATAACCTGATTATTGCTGGTGGGATCATTGTCCTCATGTTCAGTGACAAGCCGCCAGGCACCAACCCCGCCCTCTATCTGCTCTCTGACAGCAACATTAACGGCATTGCGCGCCGAGTTATGGCGCATGTCAGTGCGATACAGCCCCATCAGTGTGTCAGCTGTATCCGGGCTGGCGCCATCCTTTGGTCTGTATTTCACGTCGATCGGGTTCCGGCGCATTTCTGCCACCAGTTTTCGCACAACGGGGCGAACAACGTCGAATTGCCCGCGGTACTGCAGCGTTGTGAACTGATTCAGCCAGTCGTCCCAGTGGGAGACGCGGGAGAAAAACAAATCATTTTTGGCTTCTTTCCGTGCGTCCTCACCTGCGGCCCAGTCGTCATCAAACTGCCGGAGAATGCTCTCCAGCCGCTCGTTTTTATCACTCATTCGTTATCTGCCTCGGGCTATCGGTCGGATCGGCGGGGGCGCTCGTCGCTGTTTGGGTTTTCGGATTTCTCGCAGGGTACGTGCGAACCGGCGCATCATGTAGGCATAACGCACGGCTGAAATCACATCGTCGTTCAGTTTGACGATTTTTCCGTTCTCGTCCCGGTGGTAGAGCCGGAATTCCTCGAAAAATGGCTCACAGGTATTGAATACACGGAATCGCGCCTCCAGCATCAGATCGCGCAGTTCTGCCACGCCGGGTTCTACCGCGTTGCCACCGTCTGGCCATGTCGCATGGTGGGGCAGCATCAGGAAACCCGCGTCAGCGTATTTGGCGCGCAGCTCCTCTCCGCCGCCCTTCTCATGCTGATAGCCATCGTGCGGCCACGCGGTCGGGATCCCCTGGCTCCAGGCCTTCACCGCCCCCCATGCCTGCACAGCCGTTTGTTCTTTTTTCTTCCAGACACGCGCCAGATAAATAACGTCTTCGTCTTTATCCCACCAGAGCTGCACATGTGCCTGCGGGTGATCCCAGCCAAAATCCTGCCCGTTGAGAACATAAAAATGCTCCGGGCATTCGAACGGCTGGCATTTGATCGTCTCTTCGGTTATCTGGAATATGCGTCCGCTGCCCATCGTCGGAATGCCGCGGGCACGTGCCTCACGCTCATGCTCCGGATAGGATGCAATGATGCGTTCACGCTGTTCCTCGTTGTAGTGGTCAGCGTCATAAATCGTCATGGTGACGACTTTCTGAGCCGGGCTGGGATTTTTCAGGAATTTAGTGACGACATCCGACATCCCCATCAATGGGGTAAACGTCAGGATCGAATACTGCCCATATTTGTTGGTGCGTGTCAGTCCCTCAGAATAAATCGCATAGGGCGGCTCCTCATCGAACCAGACGCCGTGAACCGTATCAGCCTGCCAGCGTGCGCGGCCCTGAGAATAGGGTTTGAAATAGACCAGGCTCGCGCCGTCCTCAGCCCCCGCCGTGTTGTGGTGTTTTACCAGTACGCGGTCAACTAGGCCGGGAAAAAAAGGCGATTTAACGTAGCTAATAATGTCGTCTTTGGGGATCATCCCAAACCCTGGCGGATTACCCTCATCGATGCGGCCACAGAGAATGCGCTGCGTCGATTTTGTCACGGTCTCATTGGTTTCGCCGCCCACCCAGAAAACGACAGGCTCACTGAACCGGCGGCCGCACCACTCTCCCTGATACGCGCCATCAGCAGGGTATGCTGCAGTGCCGGGATAGCGACCGGTGAGATGGAATGCCACCTCCGCGCCACCGGTAAAAGTTTTGCCAAGCTGGTTACCGGCCATGAAACAGCGCTCAGTGAACTCCGCGCCAGCGTCCAGAAATTCGCGCTGCTTGCCGTATGGCGTATATTCGAATAGCTGGTGGGTTTTGCGGTACTCATCCTCTTCCTCCAGCAACTCCAGCAGCTCTAGCTCCTCCTCCTCTGTCAGCTCATCATTTATCAGTTCGTCTGACACGGCTCAATAACTCCTGAATGCGGGAACGGCGTTTATCGCGATCCCCCGCATCGGGCGTCACGTTTTCGATTTGCTGCTGCTCTTTGAGGCCCAGATCGCGGGCGATGATATTTGCGTTCAACAGGTCGGCTGCTGCACCTGAGAATTTCTGATCGTAAATAATCTCCTCCACACGAGTGATGGTGTCAGAGTATTTTTCCATGGCGCGAAATGTGTACCAGGTTTGTCGGCTGATATCGAGAAATGTACAGAGGCCCATGATGGTCATGGCTCGCATTTTTGGGACGGGTTCCTGCGTTATATCTCCCTGGTAAGCAAACGCCTTTATCTCCCATAGCGGGTTGTCTTCCACCCATGCGAAATATTCACAGCAGGCTGACCACAGCGCCTCGGGGGTTTCGAATTTGGGGTTACGCCCATGACTGCTGCGGGCCTCCCAGAATCGGTTGCCCTTTGGTGCTGCCATATATTTCCTTTAGCTCTCAGTACTGCCAATGACGACCCGGCTTGGTTTACGGTTATTGGCTGCCGTTTTCAGATAGATGATTTCGATGTCCTTCAGCGTGGCTACATCGGGAATTATAAACGCGTCTTTTTCATACTCTGGACTCTGTTCGAATCCCAAAAAAACCTTGCCCTCTTTAACTTGGAGCGTTGCCGTTCCGGATAATGTAATGGGCACCCATTCATTTTCAATAAGGTATGATTTCGGTTCCAAATTAACCTCCACTTAGAACAATTCTCTGGATATAACGTGTTCCCCAATCCACAGGCACCACAACCTGCAGTTGCGTGATACTTGACGATAGCTGGAAAACCTCACCATATGAGCCGCTATAAATAACGGCCATATTTTTATAGCCCTTTGTATTAATCAGAACGGTAGCGGCAGAACGAGTGGTTTCTGCAGCTGTATCGTTAACGATAGGTGATGTGCTGACACTGCCAGACTCGATCTGAGCAAATCCGGCCGGAAAGGTGACATCGTCGCCAGCTTTAACAAACCAGCTCATCACGTAATCGCCTGCTACCAGCCATTGCGCATAATCTGAGCCCTGCGTCATCCAGATAGCTGGGGTCGCAGTGTCATAGCTCTGGCCATGCCTGATGCGGATGCGTGAGCGTTTTGTCGTTGTAACGGGATACACGAGCCGTTGCCAAGAGCCCGTCAGCGCGTAACGCGTTTTGGGAACGTGCGTGACGTTGTCAACGTCCTGTGAAATCAAGTAGGCATCACACGCAACAGGGATACGGCCAATTACGCCTCCATCCGGCGCGCCGGTCGTATCATCCAGAAGATCTAAATCATCACTTTTGACCAGATAATCAGACAGCGTGGCCGCGCGGCTATACGGCTGAAGGTTGGTCGCCGCCGGTTCTGGGGCATGGCGCCCGATGGCTTTGCCATTCTGATATTCCAGCGGCCATTCATTCACAGCCGATAGAGCCAGCGTACCGCTCTTACTCCAATACAGATGCGTAGGTCCGGTATAGGTGATGCGTGGATGCAGTGATTCAGAGAGCAGGTTTAACGTCAGCGGGGGCATCGGGGTGGCGAATGAATCACCAAACTCTATCGCACCGGGTATCCAAACTCCATCATGCGGATTGCTATTAATTTCTATCGTGCCAGGAAATTTAAGCATATTTCCACCTTATTCGGTATGGGGCATTGGCCAACTGGTGATATTCATACAACTACCCTGGTACGTTCTCAGTAAAAAGCCCCACCGATTGGCGAGGCTCTTATTGATGTTATAAAACTTAAAGTAATTCTCCTAATGGTTAGCTTAGTATGAGAAACGACTACGAAACTTACCGACCCAACTGATCATCTTCACAATTTTAAATAAGCGCAAAAGCTATCATTTCTGTTTTAAGGCCTTCTTATCCTTTGCGGAATCTATAATTGCCTGAGCTCTAACTCGTCTATTTTCTTTTTCTATATACCAATCCTTAATTAAATTTTCGATAAGATTAATTAACAACTCAGCCTCATCCGGATCAACATCAATAATTAAATTAATATCTTTTTCCATATGAGCGCCAATATTACCTATACTTCGTATAGCATCTATCGCATACCAAGTATCAGAATCGACCTTATCTTCAATTGCCTTTATTTCTTCAAAAAGATTAGGCTTATTGATTTGCCAAAAGTCTCTAATCATTCCTTGTAAACATCTTCTTGATAACGTAGCTGATGCTTTAGGAGATAAGCCTTTGATTAAAGCAGCCTCTCGATAATCTTCCAATATAGCTTGAGGTATGTAATTTGGAAATGTCTTTGCAATACCTTGTGGCTTTATTGTAAATATATCTAGAACGTCATTGGATTCATATACTAAACCGTGATAAACCTCACCTCTTGTAAGTAAGGTTTTAAACACATATTCTTTACATTCTGGGTTGGGACACAGCATAACAATGCTTTTGAAGTGTAGAGGACCATCTTTTGTATCTGCATTGAATCCTAATTCACCTACTTTATTTTGAACCGCACTTTCTGTTGCTAACCTATTGCAATAAGGGCATTCCCAAGAGGACATGATTTATCTCCTTTACGTTAAGAGATATAACACTAACTCTAATAGAATAAATTGTGAAGAGAAATTAATCATTACTGGATTAATTT